GATGAGTGGATGGCGTGGGATCTGCCGACCGACCTGGACCTAAAGCGGATGAAGCTGGAGGAACTGCTGGAATCTTGATAGGGGGTCTCAGACTGGGGGCATGGCTGGCGTCGTCTTCACTGTTGACACATCCGAGCTGAATCAGCTCCACGTCCAGCTGAGCCGGATGATGGGCCAGTTCGAGTGGATCACCGCCCGGGCGATGACAACGGCTGCCAAGGCCTCCCGTGAGGCCATCAGGCGCGAAATCCTGCCGATGGTGCAGGGCGGGGCCACGCCTTGGACCAAACGCGGCCTGATCGCATCGTTCGCCAAGCCCACCGAGCTGCGGGCCATGGCGGGCTTTCAGTACGGCGGCGGTGAGTGGAGCGACACAGCCCTCACCCGCAAGGCTGGCGGCGTGCCTGCTGGCCGCTACATGGGCATCAACGCCAGCGGCGGTGATCGCAGGCCCAAGGGATTTGAGCTGCAGCTGAGACGGGCCGGGCAGATCGGCAGGGGGGATTTCGTGGTGCCCCGCTCCAGATGGGGCGCGCTGAATGCCCAGGGGAATGTCTCGGGTGGCAAGTACCAGCAGATCCTGTCCCGTGTTCGTGCACTGCCAAGCGGGATTGGGAATGCCCCGCAGGGGGCTGGGAGTCGCGGGAGGTCGGGCAGGGCCAGGGCCAGCCTCGACTACTTCGTGGCCCGAGGGGATGACTCAGGCATCAGCCGTTGGCAGCTCGGCTCACGCCCGCTGATGATCGCGGAACGTGCGGGCAAGGGGCCGAAGGGTGGCACCGGCAAAGGTTCAGGCAAGCGCGGCAGACCGCAGACCGTTGGCTATCGCCGTGGCTTTGTGCCTGCGATGAGCATCGTCAATGATGCGCCGAACTACGAACGACGTTTCCCGATTCAATCCGTTGCGATGCGTGAGTATCGACGCGTGTTCCCCTCCGCCTGGCGAGACGGATTCATCCGCGAAGCAAACCGCAGACAGTGACGGGGGCAGGGCCGGTCAGGTTTGGATTCTCAACAACACAAACTATTTGAGAATCAATAACGGGGCGGCGGGTCCTCCACCAGTGCCTATTTTGAGGTTAAGTTCGCACGGCTACGCATATGCCGATAACGTTTTCTCAAATAGGTTGCTGTTGTTGAGAATCGGCTGCTGTTGAGAATCGGCCTACAATGAGGCGCCCCGGCGAGCTGGAACTCCCGAGGCGTGACCAACCTGAAGACACAGGCTGATGAACGGATTGTATGCGGCGCTGCCGGGCCGGCCGGATTTTGACACCGACAAGCACAAGCTCGGCAAGCTGTGCCCCAACGCCCATGACTGGATGGGCACCGGGCAAACATTGCGCAGTGTCAACGGCAGCCACTGCATTGAATGCGACAGGCTTAGGTCTGAGTCCAGGCGCAAAGTTAACAAGGAAGCCATCAGGCAAAAAGACAAGGAACGATATGAATCCAACAAAAATGATCCGGCGTGGCGAGAAGCTCGCAGACAGCGCCAGCGAGTAAACGTAGCGAAATACCGCGCCACTCACGGGCGCGAATCCCGCTCCAAGAACGGCCTGCCCTACAGGTTTTGCGAGGACCATGGCCTGCCGTTAGTACACGCCAGCCAGATCGCCGAGATGCACGCTGCCGGCCTGGAACCTGAGGCCATCAGGAAATCCCTGGCCCTGCGCGAAAGCCTGCTGAAGTCAGCTGGCAGCGCCCCCAGCGTGGCCCGCCTGGTGATGGAAGAGCAGCGCCGGCACTGGCAGGAGAACCCGGAAGCGAAGGCGGCGCATGATCGGTGGTGGAAATCGCATAACTGGTGGCTGAGGTATCAGATCAACCCAGAGCTGCGGCTTTACACCCGCCAGAAATCCAAGCGCCGCAAAGCGCAGATGCGCAACAGCGTGGCCATCCAGGTGTCAGGCCAAGAGATCAGCGCCAGGTTTGCGAAGTTCGACCACCGCTGCGCATACTGCGGCGCCGGCGGCGACCTCCACATTGAGCACGTCGTACCCATCAGCCGCGGTGGCGGCCATGCGATTGGGAACATCGTGCCAGCGTGCGAATCGTGCAACTACAGCAAGCGTGATCACCAGCCCGAAACCTGGTACCGCCGCCAGCCGTTTTTCAGCGAGCTGCGCTGGCGGAAGATCTGCCGGGCTCTGGGGTGGCAGCGCTCCAGCGTCGGCCAACTGGCCCTGCTGTAAAGGGCTGCACAACCGGAAGCGCAACCCCGCGCTTACGCTGGTTGCATGACGGTTGCAACCGACCAACTGCTGAGCGCTGGCAAGGGCTCCGAGCTGATCCGCGCCAAAACCGGCCGTAGCTGCACCAGGCAGAACCTGGAGAAGCTCTGCAAGCAAGGCAAGCTCCCGCGCTCCACCGCCAGCACTGCCCCGGTGCGCGTGCGGGCCGCCCTGCTGGTGGATGAGTACCTGGCCAACATCGATCAGCGCCAGGCGGTGCGCGACAAGCCCGGCGTGCGCGATGACACCGCCCGCGCCAGCGCGCCACCGCAGCGCCCGCCTGATGAGCCCCTGGCTGATGATGAGCTGCCGTCCTACACCATCAGCCAGCAGCGCAAGGCGTTTGAGCAGGCCAACCTGTTAGAGCTGGAGCGCAAGCAGAAGGAAGGCCAGCTGCTGGAGCGCGAGGATGTGGAGCGGGCCTGGGCCAACACCATCGGACGGGTGAAGTCCCGCATCCTGGCGACCGCCAGCGCAGCCAAGCAGCGCATCCCCCACCTAGACCCGGAAGAGGTGGAGATCCTCAAGGACATGCTCCGCGAGGCACTCTTCGAGCTGGCGGCGGAGGGCGAGCGATGAGCAGCGCCACGGCGGCCGAACTGGAGGCCCAGATCCTGCGATGGTTCAAGCCATCGCCCAAGCTGCAGCTCAGCGAGTACGCCGATCAGAACGCGGTGCTCACCGGCAGCACGGCGCAGAAACAGAACTGGCGCACCCTGCCGTATCAACGGGAGATCCTGGACTGCTTCACCGATCCCAAGGTGGAGATGGTGGCTTGCATGAAGTCCGCCCGAGTGGGCTGGACGAAAATGTACGGCGTGGTCATTCAGTACTACAGCCACCACGATCCATGCGAAATCATGGTGGTTCAGCCGGTCAAGGAAGACGCCGAGGGTTACAGCAAGGAAGAGATCAAACCGCTGTTTGACGACACGCCTGTGCTCCAGGGCCTGATGTCGGAGTCGAAGGCCAGGAACACGGCGACCAACACCATCCTGCTGAAGATCCTCACGAATGGCGGCCTGATCGACATCGTGAACGCGGCCAGCGGCCGATCGTTCCGCAGGAAGTCGCGCAAGGTGGTGCTGTTTGATGAGCCCGACGCCTACGAGCGGATCAGCGAGGGCGATCAGATCAAGCTGGGCCGGAACCGGGCGGACTACTACTGGGACCGGAAGATTGCCATTGGCGGCACGCCGATCTTCAAGGCGGAGGTGGGCGGCAAGACCGAGCAGTGGTTCCTGAAGGGTGATCAGCGGCGGTTCTATGCGCCCTGCCCGTTCTGCGGCGATCACCAGACGCTGCGGTGGGAGCAGATGCGAAAGGAGGGCGAAGATGCCGGCAAGTACGAATGCCAGAACTGTCACGAGCTGATCCCCCACAGCAAAAAGCGTTGGATGGTGGAGCGGGGTGAGTGGCGGGCTACGGCCGTCTCCCAAGTGCCGGGCCTGGTGAGCTTCCACATCTGGGCGGCCTACAGCTACTCACCGGCAGCCGACTGGGACGTGCTGGTGCGGGAGTACCAGGAGGCGCTGGAGATGATGCGCAAGGGCGACCCCGACCTGATGCAGACCTTCCACAACACCGTGCTGGGCCTGCCCTGGGAAGACACCCTCGCCGGCAAGCTGAACGTGGAGGGGCTGACCAAGCGCCGCGAGGATGCGGAGGCCGGCAACGGCTACCCGGCCGGCACCGTGCCCGGTGGCGTGCTGCTGCTCACCGCCGGCGTGGACGTGCAGGGCGGCGGCGGCGCCGTGGGCGAACGGCTGGTGCTGACCGTCTGGGGATGGGGCCGCGGCGAAGAGGGCTGGCACATTGCCCACTACGAGATCGACGGCGACCCACAGCAGACCGAGACCCTTGATCAGCTCGATGCGATCAGCGAGACCCGCTGGCGCCGGGAGGATGGCGTAGAGCTGCAGATCGCCCTTGGCGGGATTGACGATGGCGGCCTGGCGACCAAGGAAGTGCGCGACTGGTGCCGCACCCGAGCGGGCAAGTGGGCGCCCATGAAGGGCATTTCAGGCAAGGGTCGGCCGCTGATTGACAAGGGCAAGGCTGTGTTTGTTGACCGGAAGAATCAGGCCTCCACCCGGCGCGATGTGCTGCTGTATCCGGTGGGCTATGACACCAGCATTCAGCACCTGCAGGGCCGGCTGAGACAGGAAACACCTGGACCTGGCTATCTGCACTTCGGCGAGGCCTCGACTGATCAGTTCCTGGCGGAGGTGTTCCCGTGGAAGAAGCTGCCCAAGCGCCAAAATGGCCAGACGGTCTACGAGTGGAAGTGCCCACCCGGCAGCCGCGACGAGGGCGGCGACTGCACGCGGATGGCCTATGCCGCGCTGCAGCTGGTGTCTAGGAGGTACGCCCGGGGGACGATGTGGGATCGCCTCGCGCAGCAGCTCACCGCCCCTGCCGCCCCTGCCGCCGTCGAGCGCCGCAAGGGAACTTGGCTCGCTCGGTAGCCTGAACCGGGGAGGTGTCCAATGGCATTCACGCAGCAGCAGTACGACGACCTAGTGGCTGCGATTGCCGAGGGCGTTACCACCGTCAGCAGCAACGGCCGGCAGGTTTCGTACCGGAACCTGACCGACATGATGAAACTCAAGGCGACCATGGAAGAGGAGCTCGGCATCGCCGGCGCCGGCCGCCGCCGGCACTACGCCAGCTTCAAGAGGGACTGATGGCCAAGCGACCCACCCGCGATCAGCTGGAGCTGGCGCTGAAGGATGCACAGAAACAGCTGGCCATCACCCACCTGCGGGCGTTTGAGTCGGCAAAGGAATCCAGGCGCACAGAGAACTGGTACACCCGCAACGGCGGGCCCAATGCTGACATCCGCACCGCCTGGCGGCTGCTGACGCGCCGGCACCAGGATCTGGTGGATTCCAACCCTTGGGCCAATCGTGCGGTTCGGGTGATCGTCAACAACTGGGTGGGGGATGGCATCATCGGCAGCCCGCAGGGTGGCAGCCGCCGGTATGAGCAGGCCTGGAACGACTGGGCGGACACGATCGAGTGCGACTACGCCGGGAAATTGAACTGGTACGGCCTGCAGTCGTTGATCGCGAGAACGACCGCCGTGCGCGGCAGCTGCCTGATCCGCCGCCGGATGGATGAGCGTATGGCTGATCAGGGGCTGGTGGGCCTGCGGCTGCAGGTGATGGAGCCCGACATGCTGGATTTCAGCCGGGACGACGGCAGCCGGATCAAGTTCGGCCAGCAGTACGACCGCGACGGCCGGCTGGAGGGCTACTGGATCCGGCAGACCCACCCGGGCGAGACCGAATGGAACGGGGTGAAGATCCAGAGCGACTTCGTGCCTGCGTCGGAGATCATCCACACCTACGAAGTGAACCGCCCCGGGCAGGCCATCGGCGTGCCTTTTGGGTCAGCCGTGCTGCTCCACCTGCGGGATATTGACGACATCACCCAGGCGATGCTGCTGAAAACGAAGATCGCGGCCTGTTTCACGGCGTTTGTTTACAGCAACGAGCCCAGCGACCCGGCGACCACCACAGCGCTCACTGAAACACTGGAGCCTGGCGCGATCGAGATCCTGCCGGACGGGAAGCAGATCACCTTCGCCAACCCGCCGCAGTCGCCGGATTACGTGAGCCACCAGAAACACCACCTCCACGCGGTGGCGGCGGGCTACGGCATCACCTTCGAAGCCCTGACCGGCATCCTGTCGGACGTGAACTTCAGCAGCGCCCGCATGGGGTGGCTGGAGTTCCACCGCAACGTGGCGGCCTGGCGCTGGAATGTCACCATCCCCCAGGTGCTTGATCCTGTGCATCGGTGGTTCAACGAGGCCGCCCGACTGGCCCAGGTGCGCGGCCCGCGCCGGATGATCTGGACCCCGCCCCGCCGGGAGCTGGTGGACCCGGCCAAGGAGATCACCGCGCTGATCGAGGGTGTGAAGGCTGGATTCATGAGCCTGAGCGAAGTGCAGCGGAGCCTCGGATTCATCCCCGCCGAAGTGATGGCCGAGCTGGAGACCGACATGGCCGACGCCCGCGCCAAAGGCCTGGCGCTGAGCGTGGATGGCATGACGGCTG